TGATAAGTCAACTGCCAGTGAACTTGCTGAACCGTTTACTCTACCAAACGCAATCTCATTGCCTCGGATAGTAGTAAGGAGATCGTCATACTTAGTAAAATTTCCTTTAACGTTTGAAATATAAACGATAGGTGTAAGAGTGCCATTTAATAAAACGAAATTGATTTTATCAACCGCAGCTCTTGCTTCAGAAATACTGCCACGAATGTTCTTACCAATCAAATCCGAATAACTAAATTCATTCGAGTCAATATCAAAAAATCTGTTGTCATTTGGAAAAAGCTGTAAGTAAACACCTTTGCGCCAATCAGAATCAGATGGCTTAAACATTTGGGATGCAGGGTACTTAATTTCAACATCTTCTTGGTAGAAAATACGGAAGAATAATAGAATACCACCTGGAGTACCTTTACGGCGGTATAGATCCATAATGTTTTTAATAACAAACTTTACATCTGTATCTTTTAATAAAGGCAAGTCAGCCATAAACATTTTATGGAATTGTAAAACAAGTTCAGATAGAGTTGTAGATATATCACGGTACTCAAAAAACCTACGTGAGTTATAATGAGATTGGTTGGTCTCTGTTTCTAAAAACTTGTAATATTCTTCAACGAAATCAACAAGCTCGGTTCCAAACTCACGATAAAGAGCAGGAAACTGATCCTTGATTTTAAATGCTATCTGCTTTTCTACTTGCATTACTTGATCTCAATCATATTTACTGTTACGTCAGTGTCTCGGATATAAAAGATTCGACCTAATGGTGATTTAATATCGTCAACTGCGGTTCTTGCAATAATTTTAATTTCTGATCCATCATATTCGTCTGTAATAAAATCTGTTAAGCTTACTGTGCCTGTTTCGTAATCAACTGTTCCGACTCTTGGTTTAACAATCTGTGGGTTTGCTGCGTTACTTGTAACAGACATAATGTTTCCAAGCCCGTCATCTTGTAAAAAGATTTCTTGCGCGTTACTTGTAAACTTACCTGTCTTAATTGCTGGTTTATATTCAGAAAATCCGTTTGCGTTACGGAATGGATAAGGTTTAGCAAGTTTTGCGCCAAACTTAAATGTAGGATTGAGTTTAACATTCGTTGCAGGTGAATAAGGAATATAAGGGAATGCGCAAACACTGTTTGAAAGAATTGCGACATCTTTTTTGTCAATTGCTGACGCAATGTTTGAAACTCGAAGTGTTTTATTAAAATCATCAAGATATGTATTAGAATAATATTGAATTTCATCACGTATAATAGATTCAATTTGACCAGGGCTCTTTGTTGATTCTACTGAACTATAATATGCGTCAACTTCAATATTTGCATATAAGAATTCAGATTCACGGAAAATAGGTTCAACTGCAAGCGGGCTTTTCTCACGAAGATAATCAATATATGTTGCCGCAAGAGATGCAGATAGGATTTCTGTTTCTTGACCTAAGTATACCGAAATTGCAACCTTACCAAATTGTGGTGGTTCTAATTCATCACCACCATATGCCGATACTGATAGAATCTCAGGGAACTTTTGTTTTAAAAGGTTTTCATAATCCGACGCAGTAACAGCGCGTTCTTGAATTTGTAAAGCTTTTGGCGCGTTAAAACGAATACTTTCAATACTTTCTTCATCAGCGCCACCGACCGCACGAGCAATTGTTGTCACGACTGTTTTACCTGTAGAAGATAGAGCGATATTAAACTTATTAATTCCGTTTGCTTCAGCACCTGACGTAATACGATACTTTACTCGAACATCTTCAATTTCGGTTGGTTGTAATCCAAAAATATTTTTACCAAAGTAAACTGTATAACGACCATCAAAATATGGTTCTACATAAAATACTTTGTCTGTCGGACCAACGCCAAAGATTGTATCTTTACGAACAAACACGTTTCTATCTTCAGTTGCTTCAGCATCAACGAATGCCTCAATTGAGTCTGTGTCTGCGTTTTCGTTTGTTAAAATAACTCGTAGGATGCCATCGTCATCAACAAAGAAACCTTCTCTTTCAAAACTCGTAAGCATTGTTCCTTCATAAATTGTAATATTTCCGGACTCATATGTATTAGGAGCAACCTTGCGAAGAACGTGTGCCTTGTTGGTAACAAACGTATATTGCTCACCTTGATATGCCGCGGCAAATTCAGCATATTGCGGGATCGTAATAGTTTGTCCTGTAAGAGTATTATCTGTTACTTTAACTTTAACAATGGCTCGAGCTGAACGTTTAGATCTAGGAAGATAATTCAATTCCTTTGCGTGAGATATCAACGAATTACGAAGCAAGGCCGAGTCAATAAACATTTCGTTAATTGCCATGTTCGTATAAAAGTTATTTTGAAATGTGTTATATGATAGTACGTCCAAGAGGACGCTCATGTTTGATCCTTCAAAGTCATAATCTTTAAACTTTGTCTGACCTTTCATATAAGCTTTGAGTTGCCCTTTGATTGACTCAAAGTCTAACTCTGTAATGGACAGTTTTGCCATTTTATCTTGTCCTCTCTAAGAATACGTCTAATTTAACCGGCTGCTCTTGGTTTGTAATAAAGAACTTAACGGTAACTTTAACTGTGTTATCATCTAAGCTGCCGTTTACGATAACATCCAATACCTCGGCCCGTGGCTCATAAATTTCTATAACGGATTTAACTTGTTCTTCAATTAGTTTTAAACTTGCGGGCGTCATATTTTCAAATAACATAGCACGAATATTACCACCAAGATTTGGTTGCATCAAACGTTCACCGCGATCTGTTAAAACTAAATTTTTAATTGCTTCTTTAACTGAATCTTCATCTTTGAATAACGCAAGGTCTTCAGACAACGGACTAACACTCAGATCCTTTTTAAAATCTGTATAGATATTAATCTTTTTCTGTTTTGCTGTAATTAAGGCAATTGTCATTAGTTATTCCTTCTCCAGCTAAGCCACTGGTTTTCAATAGAATTTGGCCATGAAGCTATTACACCAGCAGGTCGGTCACGTTGTCTGCCAGGAACAATACCTCCAATGTCAACATGAATAAAGCTGTTATAAAAACCGATTCCATGCCAACCATGTGATGCCGCAAGATTCGCAAACTCAAACTGCTTTCGCCTACTACCAACACCATCAAATTTTAAATCAAATGCTACACCTGACAAGTGAAAAGAATTAGTCTTACCTCTAACACGACGATTGTAAATCGGACTACGGTAGGCACTAATGATTCTTAGCGGAGATCCCCACTCTTCTGCCAATCTCATCAATTTTACTTTTGCTTCCACAGGTACGTACCGATCTGACCAGGCATCTCTGCCCATTTTTGTTGCAATATTGTCGCCAGGATTAATGTAAAGATTATTCACAGGCCCAGCAATAAGTTGTTCCCAAGTTGGTATACCGTCTATTTCAGCATTTGTCGGTGGCGTAACACTAACAACAGTTGGTGGATCGCCATTTTCATCAGCTGCAGCGGCGGCATCTCTTGAAGCTTGGATACAACGCTCTCTCATATTATTTATTGCTTCTTGCCTGGTCTCTTCATCAAAACGAACTGCACCGTTATTAACAGCTTGCGCGGTTGAACCAGCAGATGCGTTCTTAGCTTTCTCTTCTGAATCTTTTGTATTATTAAAAATATTCTCTAGCTTTTCTTTTAGTTTTCCTAATGAATCTTCAATTGAAAAGGCAAAACCACACATACGAAATACTAAAAGCTCAATTGATTTTAATGAAGGATTAATGAAGCGATCTATAACATAATCTATAAGTCCGTCAACTTTCTTTAAAAACGTGTCTCGGTTTTCATCGTTTAAAATAGCTTTAACTCGGTCAACTTCTGCCTTGACTTTTTGCTGAACTCTTTTTGTCGCCGTTCGTATGTCTTCAAAAAGATCTTCTAATTTAAAATTATCAACTGCTTCTTTGACTTTTCTCCAAGCTTCTTTTATAGCACTTTCAATCTTTTTCTTAATTGATTCAATCAAAGCTTTTACTTTAATTTTATCAAACAGTGCCTTAAGAGGATCTTTAAGATTCTTAATCTTTTGAATGGCAGCAAGAGCCGCTCCAATTGCATCACCGATCTGACCAATCAAATCAAACAATGCCGATGCTGCTCTAAACATATTCCCAACCGTTGCACAAAATCCACCCATAAGAGATGAGATCCAACTGCCAAGATAAAAATCGTTTAATTGTCTTATTACCAATGAACTGTTTGTTGCGTACGCATTTGATAAGCCAGTAGGTGTGTAAAAGTTTGTCTGCATAAATTCAGCAGCTTCAAGACTTGTGATAGGGCGAGATAAACCCATACGGTCATTGAGCGCAGGATAACCTGAAGTATCAACACCTAACACAAATTGATTTAATTGATTTACCGTATTGTTGACCGTATCGTTACCGTATCTCCTAATCAAAATCTGAAGAGGATTTGTATCAATATTTCCTATAATGTTATCGGCAAACTGCGCTGATAAAACATCTACGCTATCAATCGTAAACTCACCTGCTGCATTTACATAAACAGGGTTTGGCGGTAACGCATTTCTTTCAAATACACTATCGGTATTAATATCGCATGGATTACAGTTGTTCTTACTCAAAGCCAGATCCTCCAGCGTTTAATCTTTCTACCGTTTTGTTTGCCGAATCTTCGTCAGTGTATAGTGTTGCAACCCCAGATTCAATCACGGCACGAATACCTGTATCTTTATCTATAATCAACCAATATTCGGTGCCATCTGAATATGTTCCTTTACCTGCATAATATTGTGCTACTTCAGTTTCGCCATCGTTAGGATCGTCACTAGCCATTGCACCGCCGCCTTCTTCAAGTGGTGGACGATCTACAACAGTTATTGGTTTATTATAAGCAACAGGCACTGGCATATTAGGAACATCCTCACCTACACCAGGATCAAACAGCGCAGATGGAATATAAATTGCTGGCAACGCGTTGAGTGCACCTCCTGGCGCAACTGCAGATCCATTTGCCATACTAATAGTACTATCAATATTAACGGTGGTGCTGTTAATATGAGCGGTTGTCCCTCCGCCAAATTTTGCAATAGGCGCTTTCAAATCAAGTGTAGCAGTTCCTTCGACTGAGACGGCTAGACCTTTTAAATCAAGTATTGTTGTTCCTTCTAATCGAGTAGATGGGCTTGACAGATCAAGAGTTATGTCGGATTGGATATTTGTAAATCCTGCAGACTTCATATGAAGACCTAGCCCTGTTTTAATATATCCTGTCCCGCCATCAACTGCCCAGTTGATTGAAGCGTCATTCCAAATCATTGGAGCTTTTATAGATGCAGTATCAACTGCTTCTAACCTGATATTTTCTTCAGCATGGATTGTCATATCGCCAGCGTTTGCTTGCATACGAACATTACCACCACGAATCTGAACTTGATTGGCGGCATTAATCATTGCCTCACCGCCAACTGATAAATGATATTCACCATGGACGCGCTGTTGCATATCGCCCATAATTTCTTCAATCTTATTTCCTTTAACCATTACATGGGCATTGCCTTCAATAACAACATTTGAAGTTCCGCCAACATACACATATTGGTTTTCGTCATTTACGTCAAACTTATCGTGAACAGCTTTATGTTTTACTGTTCCTCGAGATCCTACTTCAATATAAGAACCTGAATTGTGGTGAATTGTAATTCTTTCAGCACCATCGCTGTCATCTATTTCAATCCGATGTTTTGCTGTTTCAATTGTTCGGTTATATGGATATTCAGGATTAGCTGCTGGGCCTGGTTCGTTCCAAGGATCAGTACCTGCAACACCTTGAATATCTCTTATGCGCAAGATATCCATATCTCGAACAAACGTCTCGTTTAAATATTCGCCTCGGTGCGTTTTACTATTTCTTGGTTGACCAAACTCGTTCGGTCCCATTTGATTTTCGCAACTTGATGTTGGATAAGATCCATACCCATCGTTTTCAGGATCAGGAACTGTAGTTGTTTGCGTAGGAATTAAACCAAGGACCATTGGCTGCTGTGCTTCTCGACCGTCAAGCATTACGCCAAATACCCAATCGTTTAAATGCAGATGATAGTTAGGATCGTAATTGCCCCAACACACAATTGCCCAAGGTAAACTTTCGGTTGGAATCTGATCGTTGGATCCGTGAATATTAAACGCACGTACCTTTACTCGGCCTTCTTTACGAAGATCTACAATTTCTTCTACAACGCCGATAAAAAATAATGGATTTCTTAATCCTGCTCCAAAACTCATGGTGTCGCCTCCGCATTTTCTACATTATTTTCTATAGCTGTACCACTCCACCCAAGTTTCAACACCTTTGCAGTTGTTGTCAATATGCCTTCGTTAAAATCGTGAATAGTTTGTGAAACAAGATAACGACCGTTGAGTTGTGGATTAAGTTCACCGCCAGATTCTAACGATTGGCTTTGGATATTTATATCAACAATTTGACCTGGCATAATATCTGCTCGGCCTTTTGTAGTAATGGATAATGCCGTATCATTTAAATGCGTCGTATACGCAATTCTATTTTGTGCGATCGTTGCAAAGAATTGTTCCCCACGTAACGATCCGGGAATATCTCCAACACTTGCATAATCTTTAAATAATAAAAAGTCTATTTCATTCTCTTCGGTAAATGTGTCATTAATAAATGCGTCGCTATGAGTACTTGATGCCCGTGTAACCTTTTGACCGTCCGAGTCGACAAAATTTGCGTCTTTTATATAATTATATCTATTTTGCGTAATTATACCACGAACCAAATCAATTTCCATTACGCGGCTTCTATACGCGCCTGAAAATATATGACCTGCGGTATCGCTGCCACGGCTAAGAACCACAAGATTATCAATTCGTTTTGTATCAAGCTCAGGATTGTTTCCTTGCTCAGTTTCAATTGAATAGAAAAGGTTTAATACGTTTTCTCTATTCGTTCTAAAAAAGTATTCATCAGTTACAAAATAAAAACCGTTCCAATTTTCAAAAAATCTAAAAGTCT